ATCTCCAATACTCCAACCACTTCCCAATGTCCAATCTTGCCCAACTTCTTTAACCGAGATGTTGTCTACATAAACTACGCCATTATCCGAAGATGAATATAATCTAAAATCAGAACCATTAGAAACAATATATTTAGAAAACCTTGTACCTTCATAAGTTACAACGTCATAAACATTATTACTACCTAATCTTACTATAAAAGTTCCATTATTATCTGCCTCGTTTAAAACATCAAACTCTACTAAATAAGTTTTATTAGATGTTAAAATATTCTGTTGTATAAAAGTTGTATTTGTAACCCTATTTATTCTTGCCGCACCATCTACAATAGTAACACTATCTCCTTGATAAATCCAATTAGTTAATCCATTACTAAAATCTCCATTAGTTACTAACTCGCTACCCTCTTGTGAAAAGTCTCCATTTGATAGTAAATTACTTGAAAGTATTTGTACATTCTCAACTAAACCTTGTGCATTAACCCTTGTAGCTGCTGAATTACGTGAGAAAGTGAAATCACCATCTCCGTTTTCAGGTTTAATAGCATTCATGCTGCCATTATCATATCCGGTGGGTGTAAGAAGTATTGATGCGTCTTTAAGTAGGTTGCTCATTATGATTTAATGTTTTCTAGTTTCTTTAAAATTGCAGTAGTGCAAATTTTGTTTTCGAAGTATGTCGATCTTGCTTCTAATTTAGCTAAAAGAGGAGATACTAATCCTTTTTTATTTAAAATAGTAAAAGACGTGTTAAGTAGACTCAGCATACCCTACTAGTTTATAGCTAAAATATCACTCGCTGTTGTTGCAACCAATACAGCTTTCACTACAATAGGTAAAAAAGAACCATCTGCTACGTTTTTAATAACTATAGTAGCATCACTATTGTCACCAGCCATTCTAACTGATAAATCTCCACCAGTACCTACGTATAAAGCAGCTTCTCCTCTAGGTACAAATGCTTCTGTAAAATTTGTGTCACTTTTAGTTATTGCCTTAGCGTCTCTTGAGATCGCCTTTGTTTCTTGTTCTAAGTTATAATACCTTCCCATTTCTTTTATTTATTATTTTGTTAAATTGTTTTTCTTTTCGTATGATCTAAAACCTGCTAATCCTAACATTCCGAATAGCACTTGCAGTGTAATAGTTGTATCTATAATAGGGAAAGTTGACTCCCACCCGTTTACTGTAAATATGAACCTAAGTAAAGGTTCTAATAATACTGCGTATAATAATCCAAATCCACAAACCCACCCTACAAAAGGTCTCCAGCCTGCAACAAATACAGATCTGTGAGTAGCTTCTGCTACATTAATTTTAGTTTGTACTTCAGCTAACTTAGCCGCAATGTCAAGCTGCTTATTAGGATCTAGTTCTTTACCTTTAAGAGCCTCTCTAATATCTTTAGCTAGATCACCTAAACCTTTTGTACCACTACCTAATAATTTACTTAACCAACTCATATATTAAAATTTACCTTGAACTCCTTTGGGGTTAGACTTTGTAGAACCGCCGCTTCCGCCCCATAATTTCTTACAAGACCAATATCTAGCAGTTAACTTACTTTTTGCAGTACTACATTTGTGGCGAGCTTTAAATGACTTACGAGCCGCAGCGCTGTAGTTATGTCCATATCCAGAAGCTCCAAAATGAATTAGTTTTTCTTTACCACCTTCGCAGCCTTTAACCATTTTCTTTTTACCAGCTCGATCTGATTTCACCGGCTTATTACAAGCCATTTTTGCTTTATCCGCCATGGTTATTAATGTTTACAACCGCAAGGCTTTTTTTTTATTACTTTCTTTTTAATCACTTTAGCTTTCTTTTTCGCTGGTGGTCTTCCTCTTTTTGAACCGTATGTTCCTTTTCCTGCTGGCATAATATTTATTTTTTACGTGTTTTCTTTTTAGGTACACAATTAGGTACCTTTCTACCTGACTTCATTTTTAATCCTACCATTTTGTGAGAATCCCAACAGGGTGTTTTCTTTTTCTTTTTCATATTACCACATATTAGTTATATTTTCGTATTCTTTGGTAGCATCAAAACTAGGGCATGCTTTCGAAGAAAAATCTCTATGACCAAATATTTCTACCTTTGGATATTTAGTTTTATAATGTTCTAGTATATTACACAAAGCTTCTTTTTGACATTCCGTACGCGTATCTTTAGGGTTCATATCTTTATCAACTCCTCCGACATAAGCGATACCTATAGAGTTTTTGTTCTGACCTTTACAATGAGCACCACTCCTTTCTATTGGTCTTCCTTCGTGAACAGTTCCATCTAAGTAAATCATTATATGATAACCAATATCACTCCATCCTCTAGCTTTGTGCCATTGACGTACGTCTTCTACGGTAACAACTCTGTTTTCAGGAGTAGCAGTGCAATGTACTATTACTTTGTTTATCTCCCTCATGTTGTTATAATGAATTTAAGTCTGTCATAATTCTTTCTTTAACTTCTTGTTTAAATCCAGACGTAGAACCTTGCCTTTCATTGTTGCTGCCAAATACAGCCGCTGCTTGATCTTGAGCTGCTGGAGGGAAAACAGGTGACGAAGCTGCTGCATTATATGAATCAGACATAGGAATAACAGGCGCTGATGTAGCTCCTCCTCCTTCTAAGCCCACTGGTCCTCCGGCTACTGCTGTTGCAGGGTTCGTATAACTGTCCAATATTCCCGCTTGACGGTCAGCTGAATACCTAGCCTTGTCCACCATTCCAGCCATTCCTTTACGTGTACCTTCGTACCCTTCTAAATTTAAAGGGCCGTCATTTCCACCACCGCCTCCCCCGAAAGCTCCTCCTATTGCTGCTCCAAACATAATTTTATTTTTTTTTTAAGTTAATCTATTTTTTCTTTTTTCCAAACATACTGCTAAGACTAGCTCCACCTATTCCGACTGGCGCAACCGCCCCCGTTAGCTTATTCATACTTTTTGCTAAATCAGAAAAAGAAGATTTATCAACAAAATCAAACATTCTAGTCGAACTTATAAATCCTCCTTTAGAACCATCTTTACGTGTTGTAATACTTCCTCTAGGATTTTTCTTGTAAAACTCGCTAGCTTTAGTTAAGTCATTTTGTGTTATGTCAGACCAAGTACCTTTTTTATTTGATATAAACTTGTCGGTTAACATTTGCTGTCTTAGCTCTTGCGCGAATGAAGACGGCTCCGGGTCTAACGCTGCGCGACGCATTGAGCGTCCACCCGAATAAAGTTTCTCTGACTTTTGATATGGTGTTACTTTATTAAAATAACCTTTGCTTGCTTTTTGAGTTGCAGTTAATGATTCATCTGGAATCTGCTTAAGAGCTCTTAACTCTATATCTATAGGGCTTCCTTTTCCAGTTGCGTTATACTTGTTCCCTTTAATCATATGACCTATCTCATGCTTAATAGGCGCTTTGCCTGATATGTTTGCCCCTATATGAGAAGACATCTCCTGAGCTTGTCCACTATTTATTAAACTCCCCCCAGCTTTGTTCAGCTTTACGCTGCTGCCACGAGCTGTTTGTTCTGTACCATATATAGCTTGCATAGCTTTACTCCTATTCAACGAGCCATCTTTCCTTATAGCTTTACTTGCATCAATATTAGCACTACCCGAGTTTTTTATGGTTGAAATAGTTTGTTTAACATCTTCTTTAATAGATTTTGCATCCATTTTTTTACCCGTAAGTTTAGCATATGCAATAGCTTCATCCTTTAGTCTTTGTTGGCCTTGAGGGCTACTCATATTAGTTACAGTTTCACTTATAACTTCCTTATAGTTTTTTCCTTCTTTAGCTAGCTCTCTAACTAACGGTTCTATTTCTGCAACAGCTTTCTTGTTTTTTCCTGTTATATTACTTAAAAACCCCATCTTGTCAGCGTTCTTAGGATTTGGCGTAGAAAGCCTTGCTCCTATATCACTAACACCTTCTAGATTTTGCCCAGGACTAAAAAAGTTTTTAATAGAGCTAGATACATCATCGCCAAGTTTAGGCGCGTTTTTTAATACTTTAGGTACATTTTTTGCACCTTTCATAATCTTACTTGCTGCACCTATTCCAAATAAATTTGAAGGGTCTCCTAGTAGATCCATAGCTGTATTCAAAGATCCACCTACATCCCACCCTGGTTTATCCTCTAAACCCATTGTTTGAGAAGGCGTTCTTTGTTTGCCGGGTGTTACTGCATTTGTAAAAGAAGAAGGGTTGCCTCTCATTTTTTCAATTCCCTCAACTGCTAATGACTGAGGTGCTTGAATTAAGCTTCCAACACCTTCTGCAATACCGCCTAAAAACGAGGCGGTTGTCATTTGTGAAGGTTTCTCTCCTCTAGCTTTTTGCCTTAAAGCTCTACCAATAACTCCTTTTCCTTTAGAAAGTTTTCTTTCTGATTTAGTTAAGCTATTAAAGTTAGGCTGTTTATTATAATCATTACCAGCAACAATAACTACTTCGTCTAAAACATTTGGAATATTAGCAAAAGTACCCTCTTCCGCAGCTTTATAGTATTCAGGAGTGTCTCCTGTAACTTGCAATAAATTAGAAGGTATATCTCTACCCGTTTTGTTCAATTCACCACGCCCTGGATCTTGCTCGTATCCTAATTTATTCTTTTTCTTTTTCTTAGGCGCCATGATTATCTATTTTTATCTTTGTTAACGTTATGTATTGCTGTTTGTAAAACCTTATCTGTATACGTTTTACCACGCATAATACTGTTTCTTTTTTCGCTAGAAGGTATATCTTCTTCTCCTAACATTATTCGATACATTTTGCTTATTAGCTGTTTACACTTAAAGGATACTTTATATATGTTATATTTTTGAGTGGTTCTATTACGTGTTCTCCACACTACAATCCACCCTTCTTTCAGTAACCTATTCCATCGTCTATTATCCCAGCTATAAGCGTATGTACCTATTTTAAAATCGTGTTTAGTAAAAAACTCCATGCAATCGAAATAAATAAGTAGTTCAAGATCTGCATCGTTTAAACCGTTATTCCTACATGCCCATTTACGTATAACACGATAGTGCTTTAGCAAGTTCATATCTTTAATATCCCTTGCTTCTAATCGTTTCATAATACGACTACTACATCTTGATTCTTTATAACGTGTAGTTTCTCGTTGTCTATTTCTATTCCGTGTCCAGCGTTTCTGTCAAAATAGATTGTATCGTCTTTCGTTACACCTTCAACATCTGTTCCAACGGATACAATAGTAGCTTTACGATATCTTATATCTTCTCTACTTTTTTCATTAAGTATTAAACCACCTTTTGTTTTAGTAGTTGCTTCTTTAATGATCTTTATTATCAAGTTTCTACCTATTGCTTTCATCTTCTACTCTTAAGTTGTTGATTACACAATCTGTTGACAATATAGTTGTAGCTACTGATGCTGCGTTCTTTAATGCGCTTTTAGTAACTAATAAAGGATCAATAATACCAGACTTAATCATATTAACGTCTTTACCGGTAACTACATTAATTCCTTTGCCTTTTCCTTTCGGATATACTTCTTCTAAACCAGCGTTTTTTAGTATAGTTAAATAAGGCGCTTTAATAGCTTCTAGTAAAACTTTTTCATTATCGTTGCTTGGTTTAACATAAGTAGAAGCATTTAATAAAGCAATACCACCACCTGGTACAATACCTTCTTTAATAGCAGCTTTTGTAGCACACATCGCATCTTCAACTCTATCTTGCTTTTCTTTAAGCTCAACCTCTGAGCTTGCACCTACTTTTATAACAGCTACTTTACAAGATAATAAACCTAATCTTTTTTCTAATCTATTAAGCTTACCTGGTAAAGTTTCTTTTTTAATGTCATCTTGTATCGAATCGATAACTTCTTGAACTTTAATAGATGTATCTCCTACTTGTATAATGGTCTCCTGGTCGTTTGTAATGGACTTTAAACACTTTCCTAGCATTTCTACCTCTATCATATCTAAGTCATCACCAAGGTCTTCATTCACGACCGTAGCACCTGTTAAGAGAGCTATATCCTGAAGCTTTTCTTTTCTGTATATTCCAAAGTCAGGAGTGTCAATAATATTGACTTTGATATTACCTTTCTTTTTATTCATAGCTAAAGCGGATACTACTTGCTCATCTGCTTCGCCAATAATTAATAAAGGCTCATTGTTTTTTATAACATACTCTAAAACACTTTGTATCTTACGTATGTTTTCTATTTTGTTTTCTACTAGTAATACTAATGGATTTTCAAGTACAGCTTCTTTTTTACTTTCGTCTGTGATAAAGTGGAAGTTCTTTAAAGGTTTATCTATTGCAGCTCCATTTATTACTTCGTAACTTGTTTCGCTATCATTTGAAACCTCCATAGTAACAACTCCATTCTTACCCACTTGTTTAAAAGCCTCAGCAATAACATTACCAAGCTCTTTATCGTTGTTAGAAGAAATTGTTGCAACATGGTTTACCATATCTCCTTCAACAGGTACCGCTAGCTTTTCTAGATACTCAATTACTTTTTTAGTAGCCGATTCGACACCTTCCTTCATTTCCCTTGATCCACTGTTTTTAGCAGCGTATGCTTCTAATAATATTGAGTGAGCTAAGACTGTAGCTGTTGTGGTTCCATCTCCAGCTTCTTTAACAGTTTGCCTAGCTGCTTCCTTTAGAAGCGTTGCACCCATATTTTCAATAGGATCTCTAAGTGTTATTGAATTTGCAACCGTTACACCATCTTTGGTAATAACAGGTTTACCTAATTCGTTTTCTAGTAATACGCATTTTCCACTGGCTCCTAAGGTAGAACTAACAGCTTTTGTAAGCTTTTCGATACCTTTAAATACATTGGTCTTTGCCTTCTCACCGAAGGTGAGATTTTTTACAATTTGGTTTGACATGTTTAATTAATTTGATTAAATTTTATTATTTATTATATTTTAACTTCCTTAAGTTTATTATTACGTGATTTAAGTAAACTTTACTTCTTATAAAGCTGCTGTAAATAGTGCGCTGTGTTTTATTTTACGTTTACTTTTAAAAAATAAGCCCTCAACAGGGCCCTCACGTGGAGGACCCAACAGAACCCTCACGTGGAGGACTCAAAGGAAGGCTCTATATTTTTTATCTTGGTATAAAAGTTACTCTTCTATTCCCTCCATCTAACGTGCCTAGCATAGTTAACTCTTGTAGCACTGGAGAAGTTTTAGTAACACCATTTGTTGTTTGTGATATTCTAAAAGCTACATATTGCTTTGATTCAGAAATAGGAAATGTTGATCTAGTACCAGCTACTTTTGGAAAAACAGTGTCATTAAATACAACGGTTCCTGCGCATGGATAGTATAAATCTAATTTAAAGTCAAATAATTGCCCACTAGTAGCTGTTATAGGTATTTCTATAACTCTACCGTTATAAGGAGCCCCAGAGTCAAACGGTTTTTGTCTTTTGTATCCTGCATCTCTATATTCTAGAATTCCTCCAGCAACTTTTCTTGAGGAAGGTCTTTTAAATCTTTCTATTATTAGCTTATATGTTGACCCTACGTTTAACTGAAGGTTTTCAAAATTAACTTTTAATAAAGGGTATCTTAAATTAGTAAATAAAGCGCTAATAACAAATTGCCCCGCTATTGAGTTAGACCATTCAGACCTCATCTTTACATTATTAAGCATTAATGAGTTACTATCAGTACCTGAACCAAAAGTGGCTACATCAGCAATTGAAAAGTTTCTTGTCTGATTCAATGATGTAGAAGTACCTACCAACAAGTCCGATACTGTAGGTGTGGCTTTTGGATAACTTGATATATTTGCCATATCGATGTTTTAATTATTGTTTTTACTTTTTATATCGCTGCTGTAGATAGTGTTCCATCATTTGCAACCGTAATTCTATAACGCGTGTTATTAGGCGAATGTAATATTAACCCTTTGTTTTCATCCTCAACCTCAATATCTCCCCCGTTAACCGTAAGTTGTGAAGCAGGAGATTCTGTTCCGATACCTACATTTCCACCATTAAAAAAAGAAAAACCACTAGAACTTATTCTTGCAGCTACAACGTTTGAGTTATTTTTTAATGCTAGCACTGCGTGGTTATCACCAAAACGAATGGACGAAGTGACACCAAAGGCATTGGTTGCATTAAAAGCAGCACCGCTTGAACCTGCAACTACCGCTCTTACAGCACCTTGTACATGCAGTTTATCCGCAGGGTTTGTTCCTGAAGTTCCAATACCAACATTAGTCCCATCGTCAAATATAATACTATTTTGTAGTGTATCGGTAGCTGACCATTTAGGAACAAAGTTTACTGCACCGGTTCCTTTTACCGTACCTGTAGGAAGAGCTCCCCAAGCTACATTGCCACTTGCATTAGAAACCAAAACTTGCTGGTCACCCCCTAAATTACTCCCACTATCTTTTACAGGTCCTTGTATATTTAAAGTAGATTCCATGGTAACTTCTTGTGAATCATCTTCTCCGAAAGTAGCGTTACCTAATGCCTTTACGTCACCCTGCACAGCTAATCCGTTGGCAGGTGGAAGAGTAGTTGCTAATGCGCTACCAATAGTTGTTCCCTCTCTTAGAGATATCTTTTTAACTATGTTTGCATTTGTTGCAGATTCCTGCACGTAAAAAGAGAGTCCTTGCTGAGAGGCATCGTCATCTAAATAAATTCCCCCTACTCTTTCATCTCCGTATTTAAAATACATAGCAAGATCACCTGTGGTATTAGCTAACTTCCCAATAACAAGTTCGTTAGTAACCTGTATTCCGTCAAAAGTTCCGTCTGCAATTCCAGAGATAGTCATATCTCTACCGTAATAAGTGTTGAACCCAAAGTTTATTTTCGGAACGGCTAGTTCATTTTCAATAGTAACCCCCTCGGAGCCGGGTACTGTGTATATGGGAGAGTCTACTAATCCGGCACTGGAAAACATTGGAAGGGTATTAGCTGTACCTGTTGTTACACCTAATAAATCTCCAATATCAGATATCAATGCTGCTCTAGTAGGATTACCCTCTATAGGAGCTGCGGCATTAACATCGTATGATTGAGTGATTATTATTTTGTCTATTAACTTTGGTACTGCCGTGGGGTATGAATAAATTATAGCCATGTTTTATTTTTTTACGTTGTTCTTGTTTTTTGACGATCCCCGCTTCCGAACGTGTCTCTGTTCTTTTTTATAGATACTCTTCTAGTGTTACCGACTTTACCATCAATATGATGTATGTCCGATGTACTATTCTGCCCTATCCTTTGGTTCTCCGCTTTCTTTTCTGTTCTTCTGTGCTGAGATGTGGGTTTACCGTTCCAGGCTATTCCTTTTGCATAAGCAATATCTCTAGCTTTTTTCGTAGCTGCTCCCTTAGCCGTTAGTTTTTGTTTTCCCATACCTTATATACTTACATATATACGACAGTACTTACGGGTCCATCAAATGCGACGTTAGCCTCTTACTATAATATATAACTACCTATTGTCGCACTGGGGATCAAAAGAGATTTTTTTTTGAAAAAAATTTTTTATTAGATACTTAGAGCTTGGGGGTTATATACTAATTTCTACTGACCCGGTTCGATAAGGAAACGCATTTGCTTTGACCCAGTCCCCGTTTATTTTTGGTGTTTAATCATATGCTTTGACCTTTTGATACGTTTTCCTGTGTATTGTTGAGGTATCCTGTGGTATGTAGCTACGTGCTGGTGCCTGGTCCTGGTCTGTTGGCGCTATGACTCTGGTCCTGGTCTGCGGTGTTGCCGTACGATCTATGCTGTAGCTAATGGAAGCTGTACCGATAACCTCTCTTGTTCATGTATGATCGCGGAGCGTAGCGAAGCGTATAGCATTTACAAGACTACTACGACCGGCTACTGATAATATAAGTGAATCTAAATAATAATGACCATGAAAAAATCTCTAATGATTGCCCACCCTGAATTGCGCCTTGAATCTATAATCGACTCTCTTGAGATATTGATCCGAGACGGTGGGTTCGAACATCTGACACCTCAGTACGATGCTTTGATCGCAGAGTACAACGATCTGATGGATTTTACGCCAATTCCATAACCTCTCCTCCTCAACCCCTGCATTTTAAAAAATAGTTGCAAAACCATCACGACTGCAACCTGATAATATAAGTGAATAACAAATAATAATAATAATAAATAAAAACAGTAAATTATGAACAGTCAAGAATTAATTACCAATGCAATCGCAAAAATGTCTAATGAAGAAAAAGCATTAATCTTCCCACCGATCGAACGAAAGAACTTTGTAGTCAGAAAATCATGGCTCGGACGCAACCAGATCATTACCTTTACGAACAATAAAGACCAAGTCGTAACATACAATCACGATACGATACTTGAAGCGATGTTGCCGAAACTAAGCATAATGCCTTGCTGGATCAAGCGCGGATACTGGTCACAGTCAACTAATCTGCCAACTAATGTTAGACATCTAGCAGACATTGCAGATGCAACGGAGGGGTCTAAATAACCTCTCCTCCTTAACAGGATCTTTTCGATCCCCTACAAAACCATTACGAATAACAACTGATAATATATACGAATCTAAATAACTATAACATGAAAACTATCAACAATTTCTTTCTAACCATCTTTGATGAACTTAAATTAATCGCTAAAGCTATCCACCAAATAAAACAATAATATGTACACAAGCAAAACAATTACCAGACCAGATGGATCCAAATACGTGCAATGCACATACATCGAGGAATATCCTTCAGGATGGTCAGACGAACAAGAGATGACTGCACGATGCATCCAAGAGTTCGGATCATCATCCTAGCAGTGCGACGATAGCCTACTACTATTATATATAACAGGCTAATGTCACACTCTTAATTACCCAGCCGTTACCTAATAAGTAGCGGTTTAATGGCCTGATCTTGCAATAGAATCGGAAGAGTAGACTCCGCCCTACGCGGCAGCGTATAGCATTTTAGGTATTTAGCTAAATCTTAGTATTTTCTATTGAAAATTACCGTTTTTTCCGCGTATAGCATTTACAAAACCTACACGACGAGGTATTGATAATATATATGAATAACAAATTAAGTATAACAGATCAAAACAAAGAATATGAAGAAGCCAATTTACTGGAATGACCAAACAATAGCGCATTTTAAGTTCGAATCAAACTATTTAACCCTAAAACAAACAATTGCAGCGATAACAGAGTTCGTAGAGATCGATTGTATACTCGAAGACGACGAAACTGAAGAAATGTTCGTAATTGACCTAATAAATCGAGTGTTTTAAGCACTTAAGAGGTGAGTTACAACTACTCTACTATTTATACTACAAAATAAATATACACCTTCGATCTTTACAAAACCGTTACGAACACCGTTCGATAATATATATGAATACTAACAAAATACGAATTTAATTATTAACTTATAAAACCAAATTATCATGTCTACTGAACAAACTATTAAAACTCAAGAACAACTACTAAAAGAGTTAACACCGGAACAACTAAAAGCGGTATTTCCACCAATAACACGTAAAAACTTCGTAGTTCGGAAGTCGTGGTACGGTCGAAATCAAGAAATCACTTTCACCAATAACAAGGGTCAAACCATAAAATACAATCACGATGAGGTATTAAAGGTCATGTTACCTAAACTAAATATCCTACCTAATTGGTTGAAACGCGGTTACTGGAGTCAAAGTACTAATCTACCTTCGAATGTGAGACATTTAGGTGAAATACTATCTACCGATGTGGAGTAATTGTTGCGGTGCGGAACCAAGTTTACTGAACTCCGATCGATGCGGTGATTGCCTAGAGTGGGCGGAATTTGACGAAGATGAAGAATAAATAATTAATAACTAAAAACCAATATTATGAGATATTCAGTAGAATTAAGAACACACAGTGAAGATGGTGATGACTATAGCGAAGATCACTACGACTTCGATACTCGCGAAGATGCTATACAATTTGCAAGTAAATACCGAGGCGAAGTGCATTCAGTATTAGACTACGAAGATAGAGACTATAATCCAACCGATATAACATGGGAAATATAAACACAACCAAATTAACCTGGGAAGAAATTAAAGAGATCGCTAATCGCTTAGATAAGATAGTAGGTAACTACTTTCATGATGCAATGTACGATACTATACACGATCGACCAGGCGATGAAGAAGTTTTAGTAAGCGACGAAGATATAATGTTAATTAAGGAACAACTAAAAAGAATACTATGATGACTATGAAAGAAGCGTGCGAATACGTTGAAAACCAGAAGAAGGCGAATGCTATACACCGCAACAATGTTGTTAAACAAGGTGGAGAATGTGGTCAAATGACCGACAAACAATATAAATCTTGGAAGATGGAGTCGAAGGGTGCAAGCGGTAAAGGCAAAAACCATTCACACACTAATCTATGGAATCACTACAACGAACCGATCAAATAATAATTACAAATCTAATACGATGCGGTATCGATAATATATATGAATCTAAAATACTAATCATGAACAAAGTAAAATTTCTAAAATCAAAACTAATAAGTCTAAACGGTAAAGTATTCAAACCATACTTGATCGGCGATCTACCACAAAGATTCGCTTTTATCTGGAATGAATACGACGAACAAGACGGAATTACAGAGTGGTTTAACTATAAAGGCTTAACTTACGTACCTAAAAATTAATAATAACTAAATACTATACCTATGAAACTATTTAAAATTACTAAAAACGGATCACTACATTTTGAATTAAACGACGGAAGAATCGGAATAACCTACACTAACGGTTATGTTAGAGTGAGCACTAAAAATCCTAATCGCTATAGCAACAAAACCCAGGTGTACCAAATCAATAAGTTATTACTTAAAGAAAGTAGTAATCACGGATATTACTACAAGCGAGAATTAATACCGAACCACGTTGATCGCATCCAACACTTAATGAACTTTAACAACAAAAACTGTCAGAACTAATGAATTACGATATAGACAAAGTAGAACACGTATGGTGTGAAGATGACGATCGGTGGATATACTTAGAGTATAACAAGCAACGTAAAATAATAGGTATGAACTTTATGCAAGGTGATTTCTATGAGGGCTTTAAGAAAGACTGGTGCAAAAGCGATCCGGGCCTAACGGAATTCTATAACTCTATGCTATACACTTTTTCTATAGAGAAAGCATCGGTAAGTACTCTATCATTTATTAACAAGTGCATGTGGACATTTCACACCGCAATCGCTCAGCGAGAAGAATTCCCTCAATAATGAAGTATATATATTTAAAACGTAAATGGAAGACAACATGGAAATAACAGATAGAACAGTAGCTTTAGACGAGATCGCAATGGGTATTGCCAGTGTAACGCTGGAACTAATGGAAGATAGTGTTGATTGGCAATTGGAAGATTTTCCTCAAGACGGCGAAGAATACAGTGCTATACACTCTGAAGTTATGATCGGCGCGGTGACAATAATGCTTGCGGAACTAACACGAAGCGGTATCGATAATATAATTGAATAATAACAAAGCTCAACAAGGTATGAACTATAAAATCCAGGTGCAAGTATAACTAGGAACTCAGGGGGGAGATACGGTGTGGTGCATTATTGGTGGTGAGTTATGGCATGAGAGCAATTGGCGAAAGATACGATTAATGATCACGTAATGAGCCGGAAACTAGGTATGGTTTGGTATCTTAAAATAATTGTGGCTTTGACTCCACAAACCAAATACTACTGACGAGTATGAGGTTCGATTCCTCACTAGTTACTAACAAATTAAATCAAGTAAAATGAGTAAAATTAAAAAAGTAGATGAAATTACGGATCTTAGTGTGTTCACTAAATTCACTAAAGATGAGGGTATGTTTCAAATAGAAGCAAGAGTATACAGTATGGTATCAGAAGTTCCTGGAATAGGTAAAAAGTATGGTCACGACATTAGCGAAATAGAATTAGGTTTCTTTATAAACGACAAAAAAGTTCAATACATTGGATTCAAAACCTTGTACGAACAACTATATGGCGAAAACACCTTTGGTGATTTTTACTATAAAAAGTCTCAAGAATTTGAAGCAGCATACTTAAAAACAACACCTTATAAAACTAAATAATATGAGAAATATAGAATTAACAGAAAGCGATTGCATATTTATACACTATGCACTGAAACAATACGCTAGCTTGAACATCAACAACCTAGATAAAGACGATCGACAAGAAATATACGAAGTCGCGGCAAAATTCAAATAATATGAAATACTATTGGAATGAAGATACTATAGAGTACTTCAAAAAACAAAACAAACCGGGATGTGAAGGTCAGTACATCAGAGAAATATGGGATTTCGTGAAAAACGAGTGTTCATTAGAAGACGGTGAAACTTACGAAATGTTAGGTAATGACTTAGTAAACCAAACAAAAATTACAAAATAAACACGAACTATATTCGATAATATAATTGTAATAAACTAAATATAATATAATGAAAACACTTTATGACCGCTTGCAGCCTAAACTATTAGTTAATCTTAATAGTAACGCCCCAGAATATGCCGACTCAGTAGCTCGAGTTACAAAACTTTTAATCGATAACAAGTTCTATAGCGATCTTACTATAGGCGAAGTCGAGTCTATTATGACTTTCTGCGACGTTGATAACTGTTATGTTTCAGTGTTTATGTATCGATTCGGCGAACAATTATTCGTTAAAGACTAATGAGTGCTATACACAACCGAGCTAGCGACAAAGCTTTCGCTAAGATCTCAATGCTAAACTTTCAGATCCGTCGAGATGTGGTTGACCTCGAGTGTGGCTTCTACGGTGGTGACATATCACGTGAGCAATTTGTATTAGTTGCTGAAGGTAATAAAACAGAATTAAAAGTATGGCAGTATATTGCCGAATTAATAGAAAAATCAAATAAAACCCAATAATATGACAAAAGCAGAATTACAAGACAAAGTAAACGAGTTAGAAATTACACTAAACTCGCTAGAACTAAACGCTAAAGTAGTTAAAGACGATCTTAAAATCGTTGAAGGCCAATTAGAAGCCGTTAACAAAGTAAAAATTACCAGAGATATTGTTAATGACATTAGAGATGTAATAGAACAATCAATAAACGCAAGCAGTCTTAGTAACGTAGATAGCTATGAGGTTGATTTCGAAATTGACTACAACAATTCACTAGCTTTAGGTAGCATAGAATTTAATGATACCGATCAATTATCTGAAGAAATATCTGATGGTATAGAAAATTTGTTTAACATAATAAGCGACGAAGATGAAAACTAACGAGCAAAAAGTGCCTAAATGGTTTCAAGGTATGATCTATGATAAAGGTGAAAAAGTTACTAACAGTTTTAGCGGCGAATGCTATACACTTAACGCTCTCGAGCTCTCTATCTACGATTATATAATGGGTAGCAACTATATATTCGAAGTAGCGCCAAAAACTGTAACAAAAAAGCAGGTTAATGAGTTTCAAAAAGCATTAACGTGGTTTCGTAAAAACAACACTGAAGCCTATATGGTTTTATTAGATTAATTATGAGCTATAGATTCGAAGGACAAGCCGTAGATTTATTACATCACGGCTATGACCTATGCATAATACAGTATGAAGACGGTAAACAAGCCTCTGTATCTCCTGATAAACTAATAGATACTCAAACTAATACCGCTATTATACGTAGAACAAGACCATCTAGCTGGTAGTTACAAAACTAACACGATCACTTATCGATAATATATTTGTATGATAACGACTACAAACCTAGTACTATTAACCATATTTTCTGCATCTTTTATAGGTCCAATATACCTTGACTGGAGAATGCGAAAAAAAGATAACGAAGAATAATTATGAATCTACTAACCCAAAATTCCAAACTTAAAAAAACATCTAAAGCATTAGGGCTTCGGGTTTTTAACTTCGGTATTCCTGCCTACAAATCTGCTAGCGGGAAGCTGACGTGCCCCATGGCTGACAGTTGTGTTAAATTCTGTTACGCTAAGAAAGGAGCCTACATCTGGAGTAATGTAAAACCAGCGTTTGAAAATCGTTACCAGTTATCAAAGACTGATGACTTTATCGAAGCTATGAATGCTGAAATACGTAAGAAGAAACCTGACTACGTAAGAGTGCATGACAGCGGCGATTACTATTCTAACGCTTATTTAAACAAGTGGATCGCGATTGCTATACACAATCCGAACGTGCGGTTTTACAGTTACACCAATATGATTGATATGATGTTAAAAACATCTTTGCCAAGTAATTATGATATAATATTTTCTGATTCAGGAAAGCAAAAACATTTAATAGATGAGAGACAACATAGACACACCAAAATATTTTCTAGTCATAGCGATCTTGTTTCTGCTGGTTATACCGATGCTTCATCTACTGATCTAATGGCTACTAGATGGTTTAATAAAACAAATAAAGTAGGATTAATATTTCACTAAAATAATAAATTATGCACAAAGAACCGTTAAAAATAACATTAAATTACTATAATAAAGAAATATCTACTCAAGTAGATCGTTCAGACTTAACACTTGAAGAACTTCATGAGCTATGGTTAGAAATAGTTAAAGCTATGGGCTATCACCATAAAACAATAGACGAATTCTATGAGTAATAATTTACAAACTAAACACGAACAAGTAACGATAATATAATAAACAATAAACTTATGAACAATAATACCAAAGGCTATTTTGAATTTGACTCAAGCGCTGTACAATGCGCAGAATACAACTACGAATCTAAAAACTTATCACTTGATTTACCATCAGCTGTTTATACTTACGAGGGAGTTCCTTACCATGTCTTTAATGGTTTAATCGAAGCAAGATCTAAGGGTAGATTCTTTAACAAGTATATTAAGAACGACTTTAAATTTACAAGATAACTATGAATATATTCTATCTATCTCACTGTCCTAAAAAAGCAGCACAAGTACAATATAATAAGCATGTAGTAAAGATGATCCTTGAAACAGCTCAATTACTATGCACTGCACATATTATATTAGATGAAGAAGAAGCAGATGTACCTTACAAAGCGACACACAAAAACCATCCGTCCGCAGTGTGGGTACGAGCTTCTGCTGAAAATTACTTCTGGGCTTACGAACATATGTTAGCACTAGGCGAAGAGTATACTAAACGTTACGGCAAACAGCATTTAACAATAAGTAAATGTCGTGATGTGCTATACACTTTTCCTAAGCGTATTAGTAACCAAGCGTTTACGCAACCTCCACAGTGTATGCCTGACGAATATAAAACTGAATGTAGTGTAGATGCGTACTGGAATTATTACGAAAACGAAAAACACACAGTAAGAAATGCTAACGAAAGCATAATATTAAGAGCAAAGTAATACGGAACCGCTACGAGCGGCAATAGATAATATAATAAATATAAAAAATGACTGATAAACAAATTGAAAAGTTAGCAGAAGTAGTTTCAACAAAAGTAATGGAGAAGTTAGTTGAAAAGCAACAACAGTGGGATGCTGACTTCGAAATACAAATGGATAAGTATTCTGGTAAAAAGCCTAAAGCATATTTAACTTTAGAAGAGGAGTTAAATGTACTTAGAGCTAAACGATTGGAGTACATAGCAACAGAGCAGTATGAATTAGTACCTCAAATTAATGATCAGATAGAGGTGCTGCAAAAACGATTGAATGACCGGTAATTATTTATTTTCAATAAATATTATGATTCCGCCAAAACAAACAACTGAAGCATCGAAACGAAAGTGTGACGATAGCTTGTTAATTATTTAATAGTAAGAGGCTAATGTCGCATTATACAAGAGATACATCATATTTAGATCGTCATAGGATATTCTATAGATGTGATCCAGTAGATGACAAACCAACAGAAGTATTTGATTGGGGTAATTACTACGAAGCGGGTACACGTCAATGCTATACACTATTTAATTCTAAAGCTAAAATCAATACATATAGGAGTCTTAAATGGCATTTGTATGTATTATGGTACTTGAATCCTCAGATGGATCAAGAAGGCTTTGAAGCGATGTCTAAGTATATATGTAATAAGAAAGCAGGATTTGTTACGTTTAAAGTTTCAGAGCAACTACTACAAAGCATGATATACGATGTGTCTTTAATGGATCTCGAAACACCTCCTCCTAATAAGTTACGTAAAGTAATCTTTAAGGATTATAGCGGTCTTGATATGCGACAAAAGCTCTCTATAGTAGGTAAGCTAGTAGGTAGATCTAAAATATCCAGCAGTGAAATATACGATGCTATGATTTTTATTAACCACGAAAACGAAATTATAACTATGGTTAAGTTAGCTGAAACTTTAAAGTGTTCTAGCAGAACTATATATAGAAACATGAGTAATGAACTTAAAAAAGAAAAAGAATTACTAAACCAACAACTATGGTAGATGGCGATGTTGTTATGGCAATGACTAAGGAGGCTTTTATAAAGGTAGTTAAAGAATTAATTTTACCCGTTGTTAGCAATACCGAAGGGAAGTTACAAGCGGTTGAAGATTTAAAGGATTTCGCTTATAATAACTGCCAATTACACAACACTGACCAATTAGATGAAATAATAGAACGCTTGTAATTACTTACAACTTGAAAGTGTATGATTAGTAGCGTTGAATAATAATTAAAATTAACAAAAATGGAACTACAAAAAATAATAAATATATTTGAAGAACACGGATTTAATGAGAATAACTGTTCTTTTTTTAGACAAGAAGACATAACTGACATTGCAAAAGAGCTATTAGAAGCTATTAATTATACGCATAGTTGTGAAAGCGATAGCGAGCAGTTGCATACCGAAGTATTTAAGTTGGCAAATAAGTTAGCAATTAATGGTTATGGAAATGAAGCAGTAAAAATGCACCAAATATACAACGGTATGTAATTGTTTACAACGTGTTGTATATGGTTTGTGTGCCATTAAACTACACTTTGAATTAAAACGAATATTAACTAGGCATATAAACTATATACGGTGTTATATGCTTTTAAGCAATTTTGAAATGAAATTATTTAAAAAGAACGGACTTTGGGGTGTTAAGGATGAGCAAAATGAATTTGTACCACCTAACTATAAAGACCCTAAAGATGCGATTTATGAATGGAAGTGGTTTGAAATTGACAACCTTAATAACGAACCACATAGAAAGTACTTACCATTGAACAGAACCCTTGACGAAATAAACCAAATAGAAACGGATTTGCTTAATTGCATATAACGCTTAGTATATGAATAGTGCGGATTAAATAAAACGATATGTCAGATATAAGAGAAATAAAGAAAGCGGAAATGAGTGAAATAATTGACTTCTATTACAAGATAGAGGAATACGGTCATATATTTCATTTAGACCCAAAATTATTAGATGAACCATTTAAGAAAATTATTAAAGGAATGGAAGCGGTTGAAAAGATGATGGATGATAGTTACGGAATGTAGCATTATTTATATACTTTGTTGTAAAATCGTTTTAATGTTTTACAACGTATAGTATAAAAAATCGTTTTAATGTTTTTTATCGGACGAGGCTAAGGTTAGTAGCCTTTAATATTAACCATCAAATTATAACAAGACCTTGCGAGGCTATTAACTTTAGCCATTGTTAGGCAACGTAATTATGAAATTAGTAGACAAACAAATAACATTTAGTCCAATTTTTAACGTAGGCTTTGGATATGTTAAAAGTAATGTAGGTGTAAAAGGAGAGTGCAAATTTAAAAGTAAGATTTACTTAATACCGTTTATTGCAATAACATACACAGAAGTATATGTTGCCTAACGTAATACAGATAAAACAAGTAACGATATGAAAGATAAATTTGAACAAATAGTAGGTAAAGTTGAAAGTGGACATTTAGAACCTAAAGAAGCAGTAGATGAGTTATTGGTTTTATTTGATGTTAGCCAACAACGTGAACTGTTAATTACAGAATTAAAAGAAGTTGACCTTAAATACATAGAAGACCACGAAGACCAAGAATGGCTTGCAGATAGATTAATAGAATTAATTAATTGTGGCTAACACCAAGATAAGAAAGCGTGTAATGCTTCTTATCAACTGTTGACCAACGTTTTAATGTTGGTGATGAAATAAAGTAAAAAAAGCTTGTGTATTAAATAAATAGATAGTAGATCTGTGCAACGGTTTGGGTAAGATTAGTTTTTTAACGGATTAAAATAAATAGAATTATGGATATAGGACAAATATTTGAAAATAACTTTGATTGTTATGCCGACACTTGGCAAGACAATAATGATACAATACCACCAACTATGACACAGGAATTTAACGAGTGGATGGCAAAGATCGGCAATATATACTATGCTGATGACAATAGAATGGCGAAAGCCTTTAAAATAATAGACGAGTATGAAGAAGTATAATATACAAAACTATATAAGATACAAAGAAGACGTAAAAAAATCTATATATAATTTAGAAGGTAAGTTTTGGGATGAGTATACTAGAGATGAACTTATAGTTAAGTTTTTACCTTTAGTAGAAAATATAGCAAGAAAGTTTTCAACTTCTGATCAAGCATCCGGAGTGCTAAGTATTAATGACTTAATACAAGAAGGATCTATAGGTTTAATTAAAGCGGTTGATAAGCTAGATATTAACAGAGTGATTGAATCTGACGACCCTGAGAAGACAATTAAATCATTCTTAGCTAAACGTATTAAAGGAACAATTAGACGCGCTATAAACATTAATAGAGGCGATATGAGAATCCCTGAATACAAGCTAAACGAGATCCAAAAAGATTTTGGCAAGGACAAAGCGTTAGTAGCTATCTTCTTTAATTCCGTATTCAAAAGTATAGATATAGATTCTGATACTGCTGAGAAATGGTCTGAGAATATACCTGACACGTCAGAGCCTTACAATATAGCGTTGATGAATACTTACTTGACTGGCTTATGTAAAAAATATCTAACAGATATTCAGTATGAGGTATTGCGTTTAAGCTACGGTTTAGACTGCGATAAAATGCCAGGTAAAGCTATAGCTGAAGAGTTAAACTTTAAAGGACCAAGCGGATATGTGAGAGTTTCAGAGCTTAAAAAGCAGGCTATAGAAAAACTAATTGACTCTGTAGACCCAACGCAAGTGCTTGATTATCTTTAAATTAGGTGAAAAATAGATGTAAATAAACAGCAAGTGTATGTAATTATATATAAGCTACTAAACTAAGAACGAATGAAATTAAACGAAAAATTAGCAACAATCCAAACCGAGTTCAAATCGAAAAAAAGTAGATTTAACTCTTTCGGCAAGTACAACTTCAGGTCCGCCGAAGACATCCTTGAAGCAACAAAACCTTTTTTATTAAGACTAGGCGTATCGGTAACGATCAGCGAAGAATTAATATCTAACACTGATTTTCCTATACTAGAATCTAAAGCTACTATTACTGACGGCGTAGATGCTATACATGCAACAGCTGTTGTTGGAGTAGATCTACTTCAGAAGGGTATGCAAATGCCGCAGAAATTCGGTAGTGCTTCTAGTTATGGTAAAAAATATGCGTTAGGGAATCTATTCTTAATTGATGACACTCAAGACGCAGATCACGGTAAGAAAGAATCTGTGAAGCCTAAATTAGAAGGTCAAGCATTAACAAAAGCTAAAGCTTTCCTAAAAGCAGGGGGAAGTCTAGAAGCTATTAAAGGGAAGTATGAAATACCTGCTGAAATACTAAAAACTTTATGACAGAAACAGAAAAGCTAGAAATTTTAAAAAGATTAGAGAATGACGACGATTATTATGGAGATTTTGGAAAACAGTACTTAAGCAATTCAGATATAAGGTCTTTAATGCGAGATCCACTTAGTTTCAAAAAACCTATTGAAGGTAATCCAAATTTAGTAAAAGGTGGTTATTTTCATACATTAGTACTTGAACCAGACAAACTGGAACAATACAAAATAATAGATGCATCTACTAGAAACTCTAAAATATATAAAGAGTTATCAGAAGGTAAAATGTGTTTATTACAGAAAGAAGCGGATGCATTATCCGTCTTAAGGGATAAGCTAATGGCTAACAAAGTATGTCAAGAATTAATACAAGATATTGATGTTGAATACGAAGTGCCAGGAGTATTAGAACTAGGTGGTGAATGGTGGAAACTGAAAGGCGATATTAAGAATAACACACAACAATTAGTGGTTGATCTTAAAACAACATCTAATTTAGATAAATTCGCTTATAGTGCAAAAGAGTATAACTATGACAGCCAGGCCTACATTTATTCAACGTACTTTGATATGGATATGATATTCATAACAGCGGATAAATTAACTGGTAATATAGGTATATTCGATTGTTCTCCTCAGTTTTTAGAAAGAGGTAAAGATAAAGTGGAGCAAGCGATAGATCAGTATAGATTATTCTATAAAGATAAAGACTTTGACCCAGCTCAATACCTAGTTCAGCAGACATTATAATGTTTACAAAACTAACACGAATAACAATAGATAATATAATAAATTAAAACAATAAAATTATGGCAAGTATTATTAAAGCAAGTATCAACTTGAATGAAATTCCGAAAGATAAGATTATCATCGGCAAGAAGGGTAAGTATTTACCTATTACAATTACTATCAATGATGAAGTAGATCAATTTGGAAATCAAGGTCCAGTCATTGTTGATCAAACAAAAGAAGAGCGAGAAGGTAAAGCTCCTAAAACATACCTTGGTAATGTTAAAGTTGTGTGGACAAACGATGTAAATGTAGCAGCAGCACCTAGAACTGATCAACCTCAGCAGCCAGCAGCACAAGTCGGACCACCAGATGATTTACCATTTTAGTGGATCAATGTGAAATGTGCAAAGAAGTTATGACTAAGTGTGACTTTGATTATTGCGACATATGTCCAGAGTGCTTAGATGAAGAGTAATAACAATTCAATTTAATTAAATGAATACAGAGATCAATGGATTTGCAATTGAAGATTTCAATGTGCATAAGCTTGAAGAAGGCAATAAGCAGGGTATATGCCCTCTTTGTTCTGCTGATAGAAAACCTAAAAATCAGAAAGCAAAGTGTGCTTCTTATGATTGGGAACGGGGTCTCGGTACTTGTCACAATTGTGATAAATCATTTCAATTACATACTTATCAGCGTAAGGGTAAAGCTGAAAAAGTATACATCAAACCTGAGCAAGTTGCTATACACAACGAACCTGGAATGAAAGTTGAAGAGTGGTTTAAAACAAGAGGTATTTCACATCAGACTCTCATCGACTTAAAAGTTACTGAGGGTCCTGAGTGGATGCCACAAACACAAAAGACCGAGAATGTAATAAAGTTCAATTATTTTATGGGCGGTGAATTAACTAATGTTAAATACCGTGATGGAAGAAAGAATTTTAAATTATACAAAGGTGCTGAAAAAGTATTTTATAATATTGACAGCATTGTAGGTTTTGAGTATTGTGTTATTGTTGAAGGCGAAATGGATGTGCTTGCACTACACGAAGCTGGTATAACAAACGCAGTATCAGTTCCAAACGGAGCAACACTTAATACTAACAATTTAGATTATTTAGACAGCTGTATTGATTACTTTGAAGACAAAGATAAGATTATACTAGCATGTGATTCAGATGAAGCAGGGCAAGCATTACAAGCAGAGTTAATCCGTAGATTAGGATCTGAAGTTTGTTACATAACTACATTTGAAGATTGTAAAGACGCTAATGAATATTTACTAAAGTATGGAAAAGAAAGGTTATCAGAGCGTATTTCAAAATCAAAGCCAGTCCCACTCGAAAATGTTACAACGTTCAGAGATATCGAAGATGAGGTTACAGACTTTGTGCGTAATGGCTTTAAACCTGGATTTCAAATCGGGTTGCAAAATTTCGATGATATCTTTTCAACATATACTGGTCAATTCATTACTGTTACTGGTATTCCTAGTTCCGGTAAGAGTGATTTCGTCGATCAAATGGTTGTCGGATATAATAATAACTACGGATGGAAAACAGCGTTTGCGTCGCCGGAAAATCAACCAACTTATCTACATGCTCATAAACTAATGCGTAAGACTTGGCAAGGTATGCCGACTAAAGAAGATATTGGAGGCGAGCGTTGGAATCAAGTAGCAGATCATTGCAACAGCAATTACTATCACATTGATATGGAGCGCTACACATTAGATTCTGTATTAAAGAAAGCAGCTGAGTTAGTTAAGCGTAAAGGTATTAAATGTTTGGTTATTGATCCATTTAATAAAGTTAGAGACGTCGGAGGGTCCGATGATGTTAACAGGTACACCATGGAATATCTTGCTAAGATTGAAATCTTTGCTAAAAAGTATGATGTATTAGTTTTCATAGTAGCTCATCCAACTAAAATGTATAAAGATAAAGATGGTAAAATTGAAGAACCGACTATGTACAATATTAAAGGTGGCGGTGAGTGGTATGATGCTAGTTATCACGGTATATTGGTACACAGGGATTATGAAGCGAAAACTGTTAAAGCGAAAGTTCTCAAAGTTAAATTCCAAAACTTAGGAGAGAATGGAGCTGAAGCTCATTTCAAATGGGAACCTAAATCAGGTTGCTTTATACCTCATCAGCCAATTGCTTTAGACGGAACACCAATGCCATGGGAGTAGCAAAGAAAAAATGCGATATGGGTAAAAGCCCATTCAAAGAAATCCTTTGGGAAGCTCAACGCTGGTGTATCAGAAACGATATAGCAATTGCACCATCAGCTAAAAACGATACAGCTTGGTACGTTGTTATTAAAAACAAGGGTAAAACAAATACTAGTCCTGATACTTATGGTAAGACAGAGATATGGGCAAAAATATTTGAATATTACAAATACTATTATGACAAACATAGAAAATGAATACAAAGGACTTATTTCAGAAATACTCAACAGAGGATTATCTAAATCGGATAGAACAGGGACAGGGACAAAGTCTGTCTTCGGAAGAACTATACGCCATGATATGTCGGATGGATTTCCAATCCTCACAGGAAAGCGAATTAGCTTCAATGCAGCACGCACTGAATTGCTTTGGATATTAAATGGTAGAACTGATTTAAAATATCTTGAAGATAACGGTGTTAAATACTGGCGACCAGATTATGAACGCTCAGGCAGAACTGATGAAACATTAGGCCCTGTATACGGAAAACAATGGCGCGATTTTAACGGCGTAGATCAGCTTAAAAATCTTGTGTATAGCATTAACCACAATCCTGATTCAAGGCGTATGATAGTTAGCGCATGGGCTCCACACGAGCTAAGCGATATGGCGTTGCCTCCTTGCCATTATGCTTTTCAAGTTTATATTAATAATGGAGTTATGGATTTGATGTGGCAACAACGATCTGCTGATGTTTTCTTAGGTTTACCTTACGATATTACAATGTACGGTCTACTATTAGAAATGTTAGCTCAAGGAGCTGGCTTAAAAGCAGGGCAATTGATTGGGCAACTTGGAGATTGTCACTTGTATAATAATCATTTAGATCAAGCTAAAGAGTATAGAGATCGACCTAGAAGAGCAATGCCTAGATTAGAATTAAAAGCAGGCATAAGTATGATTGATTTTTATAATAAATCAGAAATATCTATACCAAACAAAAGCACCATTAAATTAAATAACTACAATCCTTATGCTGCAATTAAAGCAGAGCTAAGTGTTGGTAAATAAATAAAAATATGACTAAAGAAGAATTTGACAAAATGATGACAGAAACCTTTGGAGACAGGGTTATCAATATACCATCTGAAGCTATTTTAACAAAACCAGAATAATATGTATACAATCTATCACATTCCCGGTAAAAAAATCGGAGTCACACGTAATCTTAACAGTAGGGTTACAAAACAGCAAGGTTATAAACCTGGAGAATATGAGGTTCTATTTTCAACTGATGATATTAGCAAAATATCACAGAAGGAGATAGAACTTCAAAAGTCTTATGGCTATAAAGTAGACAGACAATCTTATAAGAATTTAATCACTAAAAACAAGAAAATGAACATTAACGCAACAGAGCAAACAAGTACATTTCCAGTTCCACTTAACAAATTAAAAGGTCAACTAATAGACAATTTAGACTTAAGCTGGGAAACATCTCACGGAAAATTTACAATCACAAACGAGAATATACCTTGGATAATGGCTAACGCTAGAACCTCTATGTTTAATGATAACAGATGCTATGTATATAACAAAGCCTTATTAGAGAGTATTAACGTTACTACTGAAAACTGCGTTACAAAATCTAAAGACTGCGAGAGATTTGATCTTATAAGACAGTGGGCTCTAGAAAGAGGTATATACGACACAGGCAATTCACATACGCAGTACGTTAAGCTTATGGAAGAGGCTGGCGAATTAGCTGCTGCTTTATTAACTAAAGATGCTTACGAAATTAAAGATGCTATTGGCGATATTGTTGTTGTATTAACTAATCTAGCTGTGTTAGAGGGCATGCAAATTGAAAACTGTATTGATGCAGCTTATGATGAAATAGCTAATCGTACAGGTACAATGCTAAATGGAACATTTGTAAAAACCGGTTTAAAACAAACACTATAATGAGTAAACAAGAAATAGAGTTTAGAGATCCAGTTGTTGAACGTGTTGTAAACAAATTTGTATCAAGATCAGATATAGGCTTTGCAAAGTATGGCGTAACATTAAGAGACGATCAGTCCGATATGTTTGCTTGGCTTAATCATTTGCAAGAAGAACTTATGGATGCTGTCTTATACTTACAAAAAGCTAAAGAAGTATATACCGAGGATCTTCAAGATAACTTAAATGCTAAATATGAGGAAACCATTTAAAAGAAAAAGCGGAAAGCGTGGGCCAGTAAGAGCAAAGAAGGTATCATATGATGGTATCGACTTTGCCTCCGGGCTTGAGAAGCATATGTACGTAGCTATGAAAGAAGCTGGTATAAAAAGCAAGTACGAAGGAGAAACATTTGTATTAAATGCAGGTTTTCATTTTGAAAATGAAGTGTATGAAAGGCAATCTAATGGTAAAGGAGAATATAAAAATAGGGGTTGTAAAAGAATACTACCTATTAAGTATACTCCAGATTTTATCGGTGAAGACTTTATAATTGAAACAAAAGGTAGAGCTAACGAATCTTTCCCAATGCGATGGAAGTTATTTAAGATGTTAGTTACTAGTCAGTTTCCTGGTTATACAATTTACAAACCGCAAAATCAAGTTGAATGCAAAGAAACAGTAAGAATAATTCTAGAAAAACAAAATAGATGAGTAGAATAAAAAATTGGGAATTAAGTTTAGGCACTTATAAAGGAATATTATTTGGTATCAGAAGCTATGAAGAAGAAACCTATGCAAATCACGTTCTTTACATTCCTCTTGTGGATTTATGTTTAACAGTCTACTATGACTAATGAGGGTAAAATAGAGATGATGGATATGTTTGCAAAAAACGTTTTAGCTGAGATGAAACTAATAACAAAGTTGACCACTAAAAAAGACATGTATGCATATATTCAAGCATGGGAAAATGAATTACAAACAGTAACATATATAACAGACTATAAATAATGGGATTATTTGACGAAAGAATAGCGTATAAGCCTTTTGAATACCCTCTTTACTACACTGAAGGATGGCTAAAACAAGCTCAAGCCTTTTGGTTGCACACGGAAATATCAATGCAAGGTGACATTAAAGATTGGAATGAAAAGTTAGATGAAAAAGAAAAGCACTTAGTTGGGAATATACTTCTCGGCTTTGCTCAAACAGAATGTGCAGTATCAGATTACTGGACACAAAAAGTTGTTGGTTGGTTTCCTAAGCACGAAATACAGCAAATGGCTATGATGTTTGGATCACAAGAAACAATTCACGCTGTTGCTTACAGCTATTTAAACGAAACTTTAAAGTTAGAAGACTATGAAGCATTTTTGCATGAGCCTGCTACGGCGGAGCGTTTTAATAATTTGGTGGCTTACAATGGTAATAACCGCACTGGGATTGCTAAGTCCCTTGCTGTTTTTTCAGCTTTCGCCGAAGGTGTTAGCCTCTATTCTGCTTTTGCAGTTTTGTATTCTTTTCAGCTACGTAATTTACTTAAGGGTATTGGACAACAAATGAAGTGGTCAGTAAGAGATGAATCTCTACACAGTAAAATGGGTTGCCAATTATTTAGACATATGTGTGAAGAAGATAATCAATTGCTAGATTTGTGCCGCGAGGATATCATTAAGTCGGCTGAGGCGATGGTTTCATTAGAAACTAATTACATTACTAAGATGTTTGAAAAGGGTGACATAGAGGGCATCAAATCAAACGATTTAAAACACTTTATAAAGAAAAGGACAAATGAAAAACTTGTGGAACTCGGGTATGTTGATCTGGGAAACTATTTTGCGTATGACACGACGGCAGCAGCTAATCTTGATTGGTTTTATCATCTTACCGGGGGCGTCACTCATACTGACTTTTTCGCTATTCGTCCAACAGATTATTCGAAAGCGGGTGAAGATGAGGATTATGAAGACATCTGGTAATGATATACGTTGAAGATAACTTTTTACCGGATAATGTTTTTCAATCTTTAGTAGGTTATAGCAACAACTTTGAAGAAGTTAAAACGCCGGGTAAATCTTTTTGGGTAAAGGAAATACCTGGTGACTTAACAAAGTACATAATAGATAAGCTAGAAGCTATAGAAGGTAAAAAAATTAAGAATATATTATCATTCTTAAGAGAAGCTAAAGGAGAGCAAGACGCTGATTGGCGTATACATAATGATTCTATAATAGAAGGTCAACAACCGGATAGAGCAATTGTGCTATACATAAAAAGTAATGAAGCCGAACTTAATGGAACAGCTTTTTGGAAGCATGAAGATTATAAATACACTTACAAAAAAAGTAACGAAGTAGAATTTAATCGTATGCTAAAAGAAGATTCCAATGATGTAACAAAGTGGGAGCTAAATTCAGTTATAGGGCACAAAGATAATAGGCTATTGTCATACCCTTCTGAATACTTTCATAGTAAATATCCAAACAAATTTAAAAATCAAAGAGTAGTATTAGTAATGTTTTATAAATATGAGCGACAAGAAACAAAGTAGATTAGATAATTTAGAAAAGCGTATGGCTGCAGTAACTAATGTTATTCAGCAATTAATAAATGAAACATCTTACATAAAAGATTTATCAATAGGTACGTTAGAAACAATAAAAAATATGAGTGATTATGAAGAAGCTATCAACAAGCTTAAAGAAAAAATGGCTGCAGAGTCTAGTAAGGCAGAAGAAGCTAACACCAGTACAAAGACTTTCGAGTAGGATAGGCTATATGGGCAGTGGTTTTTTAATCGCTGCTCAATGGACTATAACTCCTGAGCTATATGTAGTTGGCTTTATGCTAGTAGTAGTACAGACAGCTTCTAGAAAGCAATGGAATTTAGTAGTTTTAAATATTAATGGGCTTATTGCCTGGATAAATCACTTATTATAAATGTGGAACAATGATTGGAAAAAAGGAGAAGATTACCCTAGCTAGTGATCACTGTGAAGGTTTATTAAGATCAGAAAAAGGTAGATGGGTATTAAATATAGACGAGAGTAAGTATAAGACTTTGAAAACAAGTGAAGAAGTGTTAAATGAAATACAAAAAATAAATAATGAGTTGGAATAATGAATGGAAAAAAGGAGAAATTATAAGAAGAATTAGACAATCAATAAGAAACGGTTTCTTAGTTAATGGTTCCTGGAAGGAGAAGTTTTTATATTATCTAAATTTTAAAAGTTTCTGTACTGATAATTGCAACTTTAATAACAAATGTATTAGAGTTAAAGACAATCAAAGCACATGTGAATGGTGTGGTGCTTGCCAAGGCCTTGAAGGCAAGGTTCGGTTTGGAGACTACAAAATTGGTAAGAAAATATACTTAGTGGATAACGGAGGTGGAGGACACGGGTGCCCTGCTTTTGAAATAATAGGTGTTTTTAGTGAAAAAACAGAAGCACTAGAGCTTTTATGTAAGAAAAAAAGGTGGGGTATTGAAGAATGGGATTTAAACAAATTGCTCTATAAGTATATTGAAACAAACAATTGGTAATAATTATGACAAGAATACACGAGAAGATAGAATATGTAACTGATGAAGCTAGAAGAGCTACAGTTAGAAAAGCAAGAGAAGCATTGTTTAATAAAGAGTTTCCTGTACCTATGGAAATTGTTTATATAATTAAAAATGAGACCGGTGAGATTATCTATGTTGGAGAAACAGTTAATGGTCCAAGAAGATTATCAGAACATTTTGGTTATGACAAATCGAAAGCTTTTCACAAAGGTCAATTTAAAAAACAATACTGTAAAGAGTTTTGGACTTATGAAGTTATTGAAACATTTACTAAAAAACAAAGATTAATCAAGGAAATAGAATTAGAATTTGAACACAAGCCTAAGTATAACAAAAGATGGCAAAAAAACTAAATAAAATATGTGGAATAATGAATGGAAAAAAGGGGTTGACTTTCCTGCGTGGGGTGATAACGACGTATACAAGAAGACAATATCCGGGGGATATCTATTTGACGGAGAAACGCCTAGAGAAGCATACATGCGCGTCAGTAAAACGGTTGCTCGTAGATTATATAAGCCGGAAATGGCCGAAACGTTTTTTAATTATATTTGGAACGGTTGGTTATGTCTCGCTAGTCCGGTTCTTAGTAACACAGGGACTGATCGCGGCTTACCTATTAGCTGTTTCGGTATTGACGTTGCTGATAGCATACAGGATATCGGACAAAAAAATCTAGAAATGATGCTACTCGCTAAGCACGGCGGTGGAGTAGGACTCGGTATTAATCAAATTAGACCCGCTGGCAGTAAAATAACAGGTAATGGAACATCAGACGGAGTCGTCCCTTTTTGCAAAATTTATGATTCAACAATCCTTGCAACAAATCAAGGATCAGTCAGAAGAGGTGCTGCTTCAGTTAATATCAACATTGAACATGGAGACTTCGAGGAGTGGCTTGAAATCAGAGAGCCTAAAGGAGATGTTAATAGACAATCGCTTAATTTACATCAGTGCGCAATTGTTGGTGATAAATTCATGCGTAAACTTGAACAAGGAGATCCTGAAGCTAGAAATAGATGGAGTAAACTTCTTAGAAAGCGAAAAGCAACTGGAGAACCGTATATTATGTTTAAAGGGAATGTTAATAAAGCAAATCCAGAAGCATATAAACAAAACGGATTAAAAGTTCACATGACTAACATATGTAGTGAAATAGCATTACATACCGATGAAAACCACAGTTTTGTTTGTTGCTTATCATCATTAAATTTAGCAAAATATGAAGAATGGAAAGACACTAACCTTATATATGACGCCACTTGGTTTCTTGATGGAGTTATGGAAGAATTTATTCAAAAAGCAAAAGGATTACGAGGATTCGAAAACTCTGTTCGCTCTGCGCAGAAAGGGCGCGCATTGGGCTTGGGAGTCCTTGGATGGCACACATACTTACAAGACAAGGGGATTCCTTTCGAAGGTTTATTATCTCAGTTTGAAACTAGGAAAATATTTTCGCAAATTAAAATCGAAAGTGAAAGAGCCTCCAGGAATCTTGCTGAAGTGTATGGCGAACCTTTATGGTGTGTCGGCACTGGTATGCGTAATACTCACTTGCGTGCTGTTGCTCCCACTGTTAGTAATAGTAAGCTTAGCGGAAATGTTTCGCCAGGAATAGAACCTTGGGCTGCTAATGTATTTACAGAGCAAGGAGCAACTGGAACTTTCATTAGAAAGAATCCTACATTAGTTAAACTATTAAGAAAACTTAAAATAAACAATGAGAAAACGTGGAGTAAAATACTGGCTGACGGAGGTAGTGTCCAAGATATCGTGGAGCTTGATAATATTACTATGGGCCACGACATACCTGCTAAGGAAGTATTTAAAACGTTTAAGGAAATTAATCAACTGGAATTAGTTAATCAAGCTGGACTGAGACAACAATATATAGATCAGTCAGTTAGTTTAAACTTAGCTTTCCCTTCTACCGCTACACCAAAGTGGTTGAATAAAGTTCATTTCGATGCTTGGAAAAAAGGTGTTAAAACTTTATATTATACTAGGACTGAGAGTGTTTTACGTGGTGATATTGCTCAGCAAGCAATGGATGATAGTTGTTTAAGTTGCGATGGCTAAAGGCTAAAAGTTATAACTTTATGCTATACATATAAATAAAAAAACGCCTCTAAAATTAATTAGAGGCGTTTCTATTTAAGGAATTTTGAGTATGGTGCTCATTTTTTCTATTCCTCTAATTGTTCTGCTAATCTGTCTAAAGCTTTTTTCCTTGCATTTTTCCCTAAGCTAAGGATATAATCTTTTTGCTCTTGAGTTAAAGACTTATAAACTTTTTCTCTATTTAATAATTTCCTATCAGTAGCTATTCTTCTATTAAGTTTCGTCTCTTCTTTCTTTTCACTTTTCTTTTTATCTGAAAGCTGCGCTTTAATTAAATCATCCTCTTCATTCTTTGCGTTAACATCCCAAGACCTAAACCCTAAAGACAATGCTAATCTTTGATATATAGTATTACGTTCGTCCAGCATCTCTGATACACTCTGAATCTCTGCATACATACGATCTAAGGGTATGTTTGCTGCACCAGCGGCTAAACTACCTAAAACAGCATAAGTAGGGCTTAAATTCAATCTTCCATTAGCGGTTAAATCAAACCCTCTTTCTTCCATTAGCTTCCTGCCGTATTTTTCACCAGTTAAAGCACTATATATTTTCTTAAGCTTAGATCCAATTGGAGGAGATAGGTTAGCTACTTGCAATACAGTATAAGCTTGATCGCCTTTAAAGCCTTTATCTTTTTGCTTAAAGTATTCCATTATAGTATTTTTAATTTGAGCTATAACAGCACCCCTAACGCCCATACCTTTTAATAAAGAGTCTACACTACCATTAGTTATTCTTCTTAACTTGTCAGCTTTACTTAAATCTAGCAATTCGTCATCCTCTTCTTCTCCAAACCCAGGTATTAGCGCAAACAACGCTGCAGATAAACTGTTAAATATAACGTTTTGTATTGCTCCGTAATACACTATCTTACTAAAGTTAGAAAAATCACTTTGTAGCATAGATGTAGTACCAGGTACTTGACGCCTTTTTATAATATCTAAAGCGCTTCTTTTCATTATCCTAGAGTACTGCTGAGTTGTATTTTGGAAAGCTAAAACTAACCTACCTAATATACTAGCTTGCTCCATAGAAACCAATGACGGATCACTTGATTGCTGTGATTGATCTGACGTTTCAATAAAATCTAAAAACGCTTTATCTTCTGCTTGCTTCTCTGTGTATATACTATTACCTTCAGCATCTTTAGCTTTTAAGTATGTATTAATTCTATTTCTATAAAACGTTGCACCACCGGAAGAAATTGCAAAGCTATCCGCTATTTGCGTAGGAGTAAACCCTTTCTTTAGTAACCAGCTTAATGCTGCTACAGCTTTGTTTTTAGAATTTGCCGCTGCGTTTGCAATCTCAGCTTCGTTAACATCTGCTCTTAATCCACCCCTACGTTGCTTTAATTTAGCGGAATTAAATAATGTGGAAAAATCTGCCCAGTATTGCTTTTGATTTGCAAATGCTGCAGCAGCTTTAATTGGATTATTATCAGACCAGTTTAAAAAGTTACTAGTTGACAATGTTTGTAACAATGCTGATCTACGATTAAAAAACATGATAGCTCCAATAGAGTTGTTTAACCAGTTATTCCATCTATTAACTTGACCATTTGAACCAGAAGGTCTATTGGTACCGTTTTTCATTCTATACAAAGAATCCTCTAAGGCTTCTCTATGTCTTTTGCCATACAAAGCTTCTATCTTGTTTAGGTTTGTGTCGCTAAATATTTCATCTACATTTTCAATCCACTGAGCTAAGTATGCTTTTCTACCACCTTTTTCAGTTAAATTGTTTATATCTGATAATATAGTACCTACATCCCAATGCTCGCTTGGTTTTAACCATTCATTACTTTTAGATATTGTTACTAAAGCATTTGCATATATAGCTAACTCAGGGTTACCTGCTACATAAGCAACTAAAGTGTCAACTTCTTGTTTATTTAAACCAGGAACTGCATAACCCGCTTTGTCCCATAAGTAAACTCTAACCGCTTGATCATTAGTATAATCTTTGGTAGGTATTAATTTACCCATGTTTTTAGCAATATCAGGCATAGCTTTATTCAAAGCTTTAAAATCATTCTTAGTTGTTTGCTTTGCTACGTCAATAGCGGCAATACCTTCAGTATAAGGTCTTATTAAGTTTTTCTCGAACCAAGCCATATCTTGAGTTCCATCTTTTCCTTTACCTGCAAACGTGTAGCTAGTAAGTAATCTAAAATCCTCAGCAGATGAAGGTAAGTAAAACTTGTATTTACCAATATTAGCACCCATTCTTTTGGCTACTATTTTAGAGAAGTTAACATCAGCAGCAACACCTTTGTTTCGTTCAATCATATTGTTAAAGTCTTTAGTTAAACTTAAACTCTGGAAACTTGAAGAATCATCTTTAGCTTTTTGATTAGCCTTGTTTGCTTCGGCTAACTCTTCAGCTTTTATTATTTGATTAACAATATTATTTACTTCGTTCTTACCTTGCTTAGATATTAGTTCTCCGTTTAATGCAAAAATATTATCACTAATTTTTTGTTTTACAGCAGCTACTCTAGACTTACCAAGAGTACTGGTTTTACCAAATATTTTATCCTGCTTTTCAGAAATAAACCTAGAATTTAAAACAATACCAAATCCGTTTGCTATTTTATTTAATCTAAGGTTAAAAATATTGTCAGCCACTTTCTTAGAGGTACCTTTTTCAAGTGCTATTACGTTTTCAGCTACAGCTTCAGCTAATTCTATTCCGGTTTGACCCATAGACTGCTGGTGTTCACCCATGATTTGTAGTGAACTTGCTGTATTTTGATCTTTTTTAAACTGCGAAAGATTTTCCAGTTCTTTTCTTTTTGCTGGTTTCTTTGTTTTATTTGTTTCTTTTATAAAAGTTCTAGCTTCATTAAAGTTAGTATGATTTTTATTTATTTTAAGTTGACCTGCTTCTGGCTCACCTTTAACAACTACCATTTTTGACTTTATAGAGTAATACCCTCTGCCTTCGGAATCAATATACGGTGCTTGGTTAGGCAAAATTTCAAGTCCAATTACGTGAGCTAAACCTTTTAAACCAGCATCGTTATTATTATTAGTTTCCAACCATCTTAAGTAACCTGCGAAAGATTTATTTGCAGCTTCTTTATTAGGCTGACTTGCAACAACTTCTTTAGCTAAGATATTTAAGTAATTAAAAAGTAAAATATTAGCTTCTTTTGCTAATCTTGTTTTGTCACCTATTTCGCTGTTGTTAAATTCATTTAATAAAAAGGATGCATCAGCACTAGATGCGGTCATAAACTCTCTAACGGCATTCATAGCAGAAGAGCTTCCGGAATATACCGTAACATTATCTAAAACTGGCATCAATAAATCAAGAGCTTTTTGAGCTTCAGGTGACACTTTTGATTTCCTTTTTATGTTAGCTAATACCTTAGCCTTTGGGTTAGGTGTTCTAAAAGTAGCTCCTAAGAAATTTAATCCTTTTACTTTAGAAATAGCCGGGTCTACTAATTTTGAGATACCTTCCCAAAAACCCGCTAATTGCTTTTCCGCTATAGCAGCTAACGGTGCGCTATCATTATTTAAAAACCCTTTACCGTATGCTTCTATTCCCTCTTTGAAGTAAGGGAATTTATTGATCATTTCCTTTGCGTTTTTAGTATATTGAGTTCTAACAGCTCCGTCTGTTTTAATAAACAATCTTTCAAAGTTTTCCTCCCATATTTTAGCAGCGTCTTCGTGCTCAGGATTTTCTTTCCACTCATTAAATGCAGGAGAGAATTGATCGTATTTATTATTGTCTAAAATATCAACTGCGTTTAAAAGCTGTTTTTTCGTTAAACTATATTTAACGTCGCCTCTTTCCATTTGTTGATCAAGAATGTCTTCAAATTGTTCTGTAATAAGAACACCTAATGCTTCTTGATTTGCTTTCAATGCTTGTGTAATAGGACCGTTTGTTTGAAGATCCTGGCTAATCATATCAAACCCAATCTCTTCTCCCATAGCTTTAGCTATAGAGTTCTTTCTACCAGGAATTGGCTTTCCATCAGGTCCAATAATTTTACTTATAAAGAATTCATCAGAAATCTCTTGAGCAATATTTGGTACTCTACGCTGAATGTCAGCACCAGATGTTTTACCTTTTGATCCTGTAGATGTTTTTTCTCTATCAATGTTATCTGAAGATTTCCACACATCACTATTGACAAATTTAGGAATAAAAACATTGTCTCCAAAAGAGGTTTCAACCTTTTCTCCTTTTGCATTAAGCATGTATTTACCTCCTACGGACTTTTGAACACCCTCAGGCATAAAAGTAAGTAAATAAGTAGTAGTCATGTTCTCCAGGATAGCCTTTTTATTGGCTTTAAGGTAGTCTTGTATCTCGTTGTTCTTAATACCACCCATCTCTTTTTTAAACGTAATGTCGGCTTGTTTTCCAATTTCTTTTCTAATCTCTGCAATGATAGGTGTGACAGAAGCATTCTTGCTTATAACTGCATCAATCCTTGTTTTTAAAACTCTAACTGTAGATATTACTTTTTCTTTTACTGCTTTTAATCCATCTACACTTAATACCTTTTGCTGAATAAGATTTTTGTACTTACTTTCAGCAACAACAACATTTTCACTATCATAAGAAGTATCAGCTACAACTCCTTTAGCTTCTGATACGTCCTCATCAAACTGAGAATCTGTTACTTTACCCGTATTCAAAGCACCTTTCATTCTATTGTTTAACTGAGCCATTAAATAACCAAACAAAGAATCGTTCTGCTTTGGATCAAATTTAGCAATATAAGGTAACATATTAGCTATGGTTTCACTAACCATATTATCTACGTTAAATCCAGGTAATGAATTAAGATTAACAATATTACCTTTTTTAGTTTTAAATACTAATGACTTAGACTTTATAAAACCTCTTAATATAGTATATATTTTAGGATTATCTTTGTTAAACCCGTCTGGGTTATTACCTATATCGTCAAGTTCTTTTTTAGATTTAGCTGTAACTTCTTTTAGTTCTTGGTTACTTTTT